CATCTGTATGTTTATGAAAGTGACCTGATATTACTCTATCGTATCTACTAAAATCTGATTTAGCTAAACCGTGTTCATTGATTACGCCATTTTGCATTTCAATACCTTTGATTTCTAAATGACCCATTACAATTTCTGCTTTTGCTGTTTGTAACATATTCATTGAGTGGTCATAGTTATCATCACATATCCAAGGTACAAATAATATAGGTGTGCCGTCAAATTCTACAACGGTAGATTTAGTATAGATAAATGGTTCGTTTACTTTGTCAAATGATGAGTATAGATTTTCTATAGCATTTACATCATTAGTATTTTTAAAATACGTATCATGGTTACCTATAATGATATGTGTATCAATCTTTTCTTTATATAATCTATCCCAAAATTGTTCTCTAAAAATAGAAGCAGTTTGAAAGTTAATAAACTTTCTTCTATCTACAACATCACCTAAATGTACCAATGTATTAATATTGTTTTCTTTTAGGTATGGGAAAAAGATTTCATTATAAAATCTAAGCTGATATTTTCTAAACGCTTCGCTGTCATTACGAACACCGAAGTGTGTATCATTCAATAGTGCGATCTTCATTATACGTCTAAAACACTTGTGTAGGTTCTTCTTTTTCTTTTCTTAACTTTTATTTCTTTTAAATTAGGTTCTTCAGTTGATGGTTTATTCTTTCTTAAAAATTCTAAAAACTGGTTTTTGTAATCGTTGTTTGTGTCACCTGGTAGTACAGCAAACTCATCTATGTTTGCTTGTTCTATCATCTTGTATTTTATATTAGATTGTTTTTTCTCTTTCTGTATTCTTCTAATAAAAGCATAATATATTATTTGCGTAAAGTAAGCAAAAGGATTATTAGACTTTGCAGGATTAAAGTTTTTAAGGTATTGTAAACAATTTTCTATACCATCAGAAATCATATCATCTCTAAATGTATAGTTAATAAAATTAGGTCTATAAGATAAGTGATTCGCAATCTTTAAAAAACATTCACCTATGTAATTAGTGACAGGTGGTGCTTTTCTTTTTCTTTTTTCTGCTTTATCACACTTATCCTTATACTCAATCATCGCCTGTAGAAACTTCTTGTTATCTACATAATGTTCGGATTTTTTCTTTGTTCTACTCATGGTTATATAATACTATAGGTCATCAAATTTGTCAAGCTTTACACGTTTGAAACTACCTTTTCCTTTCTTTGATTTTACTATTCTGGATTTGTACTTGGGAGTACGTACCTCTTTTGCGATAGGATTTGTTTTAAAAATCCTGTCAAAATTTTGTCTATATTTGTCGTTAGAAATTCTACTTTTTCCGTCCCATTTACCTGGCATAATTTAATCCTCACGGCCGCTTGACATAATCTAATTCCCGTTGTATAATACCCATGTGGGTTGTTACCGAGGAGAATAGCTACCCTCTAGTGCAACTTCTTTGAAGGCATTTTTAATAAGTCAGCGACTTCTTTTATATCATCCTTTGTTATATCATTCTCATAATTGGAAGCGGCGTTATCTAACTCCTCTTCCGACATTTCTCTTTCAATAAATCCTGGCAATGGTTGTTTTGTGTGTTTTAGTGCGTGTGTCAGATCACTATATCTTTTAGTAAAACCTTTTGTAGCATTGCATATTGTAATAATTTTATCAACAGGAATAGTGACTATTTTTTCATCTGTAAAACCAACCCATTTTACTAGTGCGATATAATCAGATATACCTTGTTCAGTAATACGAGGTACGTATTTGATAAGCATAGGTTCCTGTAACCTTAATAGTTTAGAGTTTTCAGGTAGTTGGTCTTTATGTAGAGGAAACCTACAACAGATTTCTTCTCCAGAAACCAGTCTGATTATCTTAACCGTTTTGTCATTAATACGATCAATCATATAGCTATTTATCTTTCTTAAGCGTTATTATGGCACAATGCGAGCCACCTAATTCCTCTTGCATTGCGTAGTCTAGTAAAGCTGTTTCTTTAAATACTTTCATATTGTAATAACCTTTATTCTTGCCTGGGTCTTTATCTTCATTAGGCATATAATCATGGAATACTATTTTAAAAGAGTCCTTTGTTCTTTTTAATATTTGTTCACAATCTAGTTTAGTTATAGAGCCATCTACAAATACAAAATCAAAGTCATAGTGCATATAAGATTCCCAATAAACTTTGCTTTCTGTTATAAATCTATAACAATCTATATTATACTCAAATATATCATTTCTGTCAATGGTGTACACCTCAGCGTTGAGTCTTAATGCGGCTGTACTTTTACCTGTACCTGTACCTATCTCTAATATTTTTTCAGAGCCTTGGCTCTTATCTAATAAAAACTTAAAATCTTCATCTGAAATCATTTTAAATCTACCGTATGTATTTCATAGTCAAAGCCTTCTCTATTATAGATGTTAACTCTTTCCTGAAAGTGTGTTAATGTGAAGTTCTTTTTATCTTTGTATGTGAGGTCGTCTGATATATCATAAACCGTAGCACTATCTTTGTTATCGCCGACACGAAGCCCACGACCTATAGATTGTAATATTCTTATAGGTGATTTACTAGGGCTACTAAAAACAATATTGTGTAAATTGCGAATATTAATCCCTGTGCTAAAGGTGCCGAAAGAAGCGATAATAATTGCGTTGTCCGACTTTTCTGTGATTGCTCTGATTTGTTCTCTATCATTTGTTTCAGTTCCCCCATAAACGAAAAACACTTTTCGCTTTGGGTCTACTTTTTCTTTAATTAGTTTATGTAAAATCTCTCCGTGCTTTTCAACAAGTTGAAATAGACACAATGTATTACCATTAAGTGCTAAGGCTAGATTTCGTATGTATTTATTACGAGCAGTATTTTGAGTGAGGTATTCTAGTTCTTCAAAATATTTTACACCATATACCTTTTTGGCTTCTGTTTCAGGATACTTTAAGTTCAGACATTTAATTTTTAGATTTGCAAGTTGTTTTCTTTCTATCAATTCTGTAGTAGATACAACTTTGTTTACCATACCAAACAGACCTTGTAATACTAACTTGTGTGTTTTACTATCATCTAACGTACCAGTAAGACCTATTCTGTATTTACAATCTGTTAGTTTAGTCATTATCTTTGTCAATGATACAGCCTTAAACAAGTGTGCCTCGTCACCTATAACTGCACCATAGTCTTCAAAAAATTTCTTTGGCATTTTGTATAGTGATTGCCATGTTGATATTACTATACGTTTATCATCATCTATATCATAACCATGATACTTTCTACTGACATTTTTTTCTACATTATAACCATAGTCTTTAAAATCTTTGTACAATTGTTCTACTAGTGATGTTGTAGGTACAATAATGAGGATATTGTTATCTATCATATTAAGATAGTGTCGGCATAACATATAGATGATAAGTGATTTACCAGAGGCAGTAGGCGATAAAACTAGTCCTCTTTCATATTCTAGTGCAAACTTGAAAGCGGCGATTTGATAGTCCCTCGGCGTGATAGATATATCATAAGACTCGATTAAACCGTCTATATCGGCGGCTATGCCGCTGTTATATGTAAGGATTTGACTAGATTCGACAATATGTACAGATTTCTTCTTACACCAGTCTTTTAAGTAAGGATACAATCCAACGTATAATTGACCTGTAGCATACGAGTATAACCGTATCTTTCCGTCCCAAACTCTATTACGAAATTGAGGCGTAAACTTGTAACCAGGTACTTCAAATGAGAAATAATCTGATAACTCTCTACGGATACTTGCGTCTGCGTCAATGCGTAAGTACACGTCATTGACCTTGTCAACTATGATGTTTTGCATTTTAGATTACGCCAGATGTAAACTTACGCCAGTCTATAGCATTCTTAATTTGAAAGCCACGATTAGAAATAATTTTAATTGTTCTATCTAGGTAGTCAACAACACTTTGTACATAAGTTACTTTTTGTTCTAACTTAATAATCTCATCATCTGATTTAAGATATTTGTCAACGTCTGGTTTAAGAAGTTTAATATTAAAAGGTTTCTGTTGATAGACACTAGGGTCTGCCTTACCTGTATAATATTCCCACTTCTCTCTTGTTAATCTAGCCAAATCTTGTTCGGCCTTCTTTAATAGATTAGTGTATTGATTATGAAACTTCATATATTTGTTATGAAGTTGTGGTGTTTTTAATGATTCTAAATCTAATTCAGTATCATTTATTTTTAGGTCTTTTTCAGCGAGTTCTTGTAGTTCGTCAAATGTCATAATATATCCTCTTTGTTTTCTAT